GTGATTGAAATTGATGACACACCAGAATCTGAAAGATTGTATTGGGGACACAGAACAGGAACCTTTGAGGAATGGGGACCTCTTGGAGACAAGGTGATGAAGGTGACCAGAAATGGTTATTCCATTACAATGGGCAATGAGAACGTTCTCATTGAAGGAATTTGTCAGGTGACCATCAATGGTGATGCCAGTTTGGCTGTAAAAGGAAATTATGATGTGTCTGTGGGTGGTAATTATACATTGACCGTTGGAGGAAATTATATTTCTGAGGTAATTGGATCCAAAACAGACATAACCATGATTAATTCAATAAATGTTGTGGGGGCAGTTTATTCATTGGGGGCTGTTGGTAGTGCAACCATTTCTACTTTAGGTTCCTTAGGATTATCCGGAGAAATATCAGCCAGTTTGGGGTCGCTCGCCGGCGTTTCGGTTTCGGCCGGAGCAGGTTTGAATTTGAGTGCCCTTGGTTTGGTAAATTTGAGTGCCAAAGGCATTTTAAATATGTCCGGTGCCATAACCTTTATCAATATGGGTCTGGATCAAATAGCCGGAATTGCAGGTGGTGATTCTGGAGAAACAGCATCCGGAATAACCTGGGACACTCCAGATTTAACTGGTGGACAAGCTTCTCCAGGCCTGTCCAGTGGTGGTGGTAGTCAACCAATTCAAGGATCAGGTGGTACCAACATCACCGGTCCTGGATCCGGAACCATATCAACCTAAAGGAAAAATATAAATGGCAGCAGGACCAGCAGGACAATTTGACAAATGTCCATTATCGATATGTCCAACAGTATATGTTGGTGGAATAAATGCAGTCAAGGCCTTGACTGGATCAGCCACAGTATTTGTGGAAGGTTTTCCTATAGGGAGACTAGGTGATTTAGATTTATGTCATTTGCCTATAACTAAATTTGCACCAACAGTTTTTATAGGAGGATAAATGGCTGGTTCTAATACAATTTTTATTGGAAATGGTTCCGAGGTTTTATACAATGCCTATGCTGAATTAATTGTTTCGGCGGCAACCACTCCAGCAAACACAAACGGCAACACAACCTCAGCCATGTCCATGGCTGTGTCCAATGTTTATGTTCTAATGGCTTCAAATACAACAATAGGAACAAATGCAGCCGTAATAAATCCTGTTTCAACTAATATTGCCACATTGCAATTGGCTTTAACCTCCATGAATGCTGCCGTAACAGCAAATGTTGGTGGATTTTCAAATACGGATCAAACTAATATCATGGCCAATGTTGGTTTGTTGTTTGCCCAAACAAATTCTCTTTTGGTTCACACAAATATACTCTCCAGTGTTACACCGGTTGGGGCAGCCGGCTCTCCAGGAACTCCGGCGGACTTTACCGGTGTGTTAGGAGCAGGTGTGGCCATGAATGGTTTGACAAATACGGTTAATGGAACCCAAGGATGTTTTAATTTACTGGGTATGTTGTCAGCTTTGTTGTCTGGACCACTATTGGGACAATTCACTCAAGAAATTAATTTCTTGATTGGTTTGATAAACACACCAGGAACTTTGGCATCATTTGTAATCAACGCCATTAATGCCATGATTACTAGAATTATCAATATTATTGTTTCGGACATTCAATATTATTTGAATGTGGTGTTGCAAATGAATCTGTTTTCATTTGCAAATGCCCTTATAGCCGCTTTATCGAATCCTTGTGCCGCCTTTTTATTAGCTGAAAATGTGGCCGGAGGAGCCTTAACTTCTGGATTGGGTATTGCCACATCGGCCTTGAATTCTATTGTCACATCATCCGGATTGGGTACAGCCATTGCGGGTGTTTCTAGTACCATTACTGGATTAGAACAAGGAGTATTGCAATCCATACAAAGTGCCATTGCAAGTATAACGCCAGGAACTCTTTTTAATCTTGGAGGAGCAAGTGCCTTATCTACTGGTGGATTTAGTGTGGATCAATTAAACAATTCTACCGATATATTGGATTCTAGTTCTACAATAGATATATGATAGACCTTAGGTTGGTTGGCATAAATATTTGATATGACAATCACATCTATTGCCGCCAAAAATAGAAATCCTACAGTTTATAGAGATATAGATTTAAATTTTTTGCCTAATCCAGGTACAGGTGATGTGGGGTTTTTGGTTAACAATAGAGCAATAATAGAATCTGTAAAAAGATTAATTTTTACTAATTTTTATGAGCGATTATTTCATCCTGAAATTGGTAGTGGTGTTCAAGCTGATTTGTTTGAAAACAACACTTCTATGGTTGATAAATTATTACAGGATGATATAACGGAATGTTTAAATAATTGGGAACCAAGAATTAATGTAATTAGTGTTACTGTTGTCCAGGATCAAACAAATTTGAATATGGTAAACATAACATTGACTTGTTCTTTTGTGGGATTGCCTCAGGCTACTGGACAAACACAAAATATTAGCATATTGTTAGAAAGAGTAAGATAAAAATGGCTAATACAATCTTCCAAATCACAGAATTGGATTTCGATTTAATCAAATCCAATCAAATCAATTTCTTCCAAGGTCAAACACAATGGCTTGACTATAATTTTACAGGAAGTGGTTTGAATGTGTTGATGGATGTTTTGGCATATAACACACATTACAATGGTTTCTATGCAAACATGGTTGCTAATGAAATGTATTTGGATTCGGCAGTCATAAGAGATTCGGTTGTAAGTCGAGCCAAGGCACTTGGTTATGTTCCATCTTCAAAAAAAGCACCAACAGCTAATATTCAAATTGTTGTGACACCACCATTTGCGGGAAATAATTCTCCTACACTAACTTTACCTGCCTATAGTAGATTTTTATCAGAACAAATAAATGGTATTAATTATCCTTTCATTACCCTTGAATCTTATACTGTTTCAAAAAATCTTGTATCCAATGTATTTACCTTCCCATCTGTAACTGTTGTTCAAGGTGAGGTTATTAATTATAACTTTGCTATGGACGGCACATTAGGTTTACCATTAACCTCTGTGTTTATTATCCCCGATGATAGTATCGATACATCCACCTTAACTATCGTGGTTCAGGCTTCGGCAACTAATTTAACATCCAATACATTTATTCAGGCTAATGATGTTACTCAAATAGATGGCAATTCACAGGTATTCTTTTTAGAAGAAACATATAATGGTCAATATGGAATATATTTTGGTGATGGATTTTTAGGGGCACCATTATCTAATGGTAATATAGTTTTATGTACCTATATTTCTACTGATGGATCTGCCGCAAATAGTGCCAATCAATTCACTCCCCTAACAACTATAGGTGGACCAACATTCAAATCCTCCATTACCACAAATTCTTTATCTGTTGGTGGCAGTGATAGAGAAAACATAGAATCGATTCGTTTCAGAGCACCAATAGGTTATATTGCTCAAGGTCGTGCCACAACCGAACAAGATTATAAATCCGTTATATTAAAATATTATGGAAATTTCATTGACCAAATAAGTGTTTGGGGAGGTCAGGACAATCTTCCTGTTGTTTATGGTCAGGTGTTTATTTCTATTAAACCAAAAACTGGTTTTGCAGCCTCCAACACATTTAAAAATCAAATCATATCAACACTAGTAAATTCATTAGGCGGTTTAGGAATTATTCCAAACATTGTTGATCCAACATATTTGTATGTGTTGTTACAAGCTTCCGTAAATTATGATCCAAGTCAAACAACCTTGGCTCAAAGTGATATTCAAAATTTAGTATCGAGTCAGATTGTGGATTTTGCTGCAAATAATTTTGGTCAATTTGGTGGAACAACATTAAAGTTATCCAGATTAGGTACAGCCATTGATGAAACCGAACAAAGCATAATTGATAATGACATAACAGTATTTTTACAAAAACAATTGATACCAACATTGAATGTATCTCAAAACTATACACTTAATTTTTATGCTCCATTACATCGTGGTGGTCCGGATGAAAAATTATATTCATTCCCTGCTTTCAACCAATATGATAATTCTGGTATATTAAGACAGATGTATATTGAAGAGGTTCCGGAATCATTTACTGGCTTGCAAGCCATTCAAATATTAAATCCTGGAATTGGTTATACTAGAATTTCACTAAACATCACAGGTGATGGTAGTGGCGCAAATGGTTATGCAACTATAGTCAACGGTAAATTGGCCACAGCAAATGTAGATGTGCCAGGTTTTGATTATAGTCTTGTTGAAATTAATATTGATGGTGATGGTTATGGAGCAATCTTAAGTGGTATATTAAATCAACAAATAGGTTACCTAAGAAGTTTCTATTTTGATTCAGTTACAGGAAACAAAATCATTTTAAACAATAATGTAGGTACCATAGATTACATTAATGGTATCATCAATTTATATAATTTACCAATTGTCTCGGTCGTATCTAATCCATTTTATTTGAATGGGGTTTTGACATTTAATATTAGATCTGGATCAACAGGAAACCAATCAATTGCTGCTGTTAGAAATTCATTGGTCGAATTAGATGCCACAAATCCTCTTTCTGTTCAAGTAATTGCTAATCCTATTTCATCGGTGTAATATTGTGTCTTTAATTCTTGCGAATGGTAATACAACTATAGCTGATTCTATTTCGGGTTTGGTTAATGATCAACTTCCGGAATATATTCGTGTAAACAACACCAATTTCACTTTATTCTTAGAATCGTACTATGAATATTTGGAACAATATAATGTTGCCTGGAACACGGCTAATACAATTTCTCAAGGTAAAGGTCAACAACGTTTAAAGAGTTTATTAACCTATGCAGATGTGGATAATACCATTGATGGATTCAAACAACATTTAGCAAATGAAATATTAAAATTCTTCCCTCAAAACATTGCAGCTAATCCAACGTTGGTTATGAAAAATGCGAGACAATTTTATCGTTCGAAAGGTTCACCTAATTCATTCAGATTTTTGTTTCATGCATTATATGGTACCAATGTTGATATTTACATACCTAAAAATAACATTCTAAAAACATCATCTGGTAAATGGTTCATTCAAACATCCTTAAGAATATCAAATTTAGTAATTAATGGTGTTGCAAATAATACCTTGAGTGGGTTACAAACTTTTGTTAATACTCAATTGACCGGTCAGACAACAAATGCCAAAGCTATTGTTGAGAAAGTTTTAATTTCAATACAAAGTGGTGTGTCTGTTAGTCAATTGTTCGTTTCAGATTTACAAGGTGATTTTCAAAATGGTGAAACCATAACAACCACTGATATTAATGGCGATCAATTATCTGCCATGTTGATTTCGGGTTTGGTAACAGAAGTATTGATAAACAGTTCAGGTACCTTGTATAATATCGGTGATCCTTTATTATTTTCAGCACCCCCAATTCCAGGAAATACAGCCAAAGGATATGTGTCCGCTGTTAGTCAAGGTCGAATCAACACTTTGTTGATTACAAAAGAAGGTGCCGGCTTTTTAGTGAATGATCAAATATCATTCACCGGTGGTGGTACAACACAAAATTCAAATGCCTATATTTCAGCTTTGGATGGTGCTGCTAATAATTTTTGGCATCCAAATACATACAATATCAACTCAGACATTATATCTAATTTTTTGAATGTGGTTATTAATGCGAACAACTATGGTTTCACAACACCAAATGTGAATCTGTTATCTCAGATAGCGAATTCTTGGTCAAGCTTTTCATATGGTCCTTGTGGCCCTGCTCAAACCATCACGATCCTTGTATCTGCTAATAATTATATCACCACACCTACTGCCGATATTGTATCTAATTCTAGAGTTAAGATTTTAGGTGTACTTGGTCGCATTTTCACTGTGACTGGTGGAATAAATTATAATGTCGGTGAACAATTAGTGTTCACAAATGTTCCCGGAGGTTATGGTTCCGGAGCAAATGGTATTGTTGCAAACACAGCCGCTAATGGAATGATATTAAGATGCCAATTAACCGCCCAGACAGGATTTTTAATAGGTGGCGCCGGATATGATATTAACTATATGCCAAATGTGTCTGTGACTACAGCAAATGGTTCTGGCGCAAAATTAGTCGCAGCCTCCTTATTAGCTGTAGGTTATCCATCATCTAACGTTATCATAGGTACATCAAATCTTGGACAAATTCTTGCAACGGTTATAACTGATCCAGGATCATTATATCCTACGGCTCCTTTTATTAATATGACAACCTATGGTGATGGTAAGGCAAATCTTCAGGCTGAAATTGTTACTGGTGTTTACATGTATCCAGGCCGTTTCTTAGATGAAACAGGATTCCTTTCTTCTGCATCCAATTTCTTAGAGGATCAAGATTATTATCAAAATTATTCTTATGTGTTAAAAGTCCAACAAAGCATCAACCAATATGCAAATGTAATTAAAAATCTTGTACATCCTGTTGGTTATAAAATGTGGGGTGAATATACAATAGAAGAAATTGGATATCCATTAACAATTACAACCCCTCCAGAAAATAATACGCGCATTGAAACCATTTATACAGCTAATGCGGTTGAATCATTAACTTCTGGATCATATTTGGTAAAAAATACAGCATTGACAAATGTAACCAATACTGTAACTGGTACATTATCTATGTGGTTAAACATTCGTGAACCTGTACCCAATGCAAATAGTTCAAATGCGGTTATTTTTTATATTGGAAATAATTCTCCAATAGTAACTTCTTTTCTTGTTAAATTAGCAGCAACACCGGTATCTAATGCAGCTAATCTTTTCATAGAAATTGTTGGTAAGGATATTAATGGTAATGCAATTTTGAAAATGGCTACTAATACCAAAGATGTTATTACTCCATCTAATAATTGGATTCATTTATTAACATCTTGGGATTTGGGTAACAATAATGCCACAATATGGTTGACAAATGTTAACTCTACTAATCTCTCCATATTTACACCAAATGCTAATGTTTATTTGAATGTTAATGCTGCTGGTGTTCTAGCTAGAGCAAATGGATCAGAAGAATATTATGGTGATATGGCAGAATTTTGGTTTGATACACGCTTTATTGATTTAACTAATGTAACTAACAGAAACAAATTCATTTCTGTAGGACTCAAACCAGTTTCATTGGGGGCAAATGGAAATATTCCAACTGGTATTTCACCGTTGATTTATTTAAGTGGTAACGTGACAACCTTTAATGTGAATCAGGGAACTGGTGGTAATTTTAATACTGTAGGATTGTTGACTAAATCAAACACGGCGCCAACAGATATATAATTTAAGGAATAAATAATATCATGCCAAGTATAATCTCTAACAAATTTAGAATCAATACAGGTGAAGAATTTATAAACAGTTTAGTTCAAACTGGTATGAATGTGAGTATCTATGCCACTATTTCTAAAATTGATGCTTGGGCTAATGGCGATAGTTCTCCAGACACACCGGTCGACAATAGACAGAATGAGGTGAATGTTTGGAATAAAATGACCGGTGGTTCTAAATTGACTGCCTATAACATGTCCTTAGTTATTCCACGAATAAATTGGATAGCAAACACAATATTTTCTTATTATACCGATGCAAATTCTACACCAATATTAAATACCAATTTTTATGTTGTGACTTCCGATTTCAATGTTTATAAATGTATTGACAATAATTTTGGTGCTAATTCAACTGTAATGCCATCTTATACGGCTATTGATTCTACACATACGGAATCTGATGGTTATACATGGAAATTTATGTATAATATCGGCACCGCCGATCAATTACGTTTTGTGACACCATATTGGATACCAGTTAAAAGATTGGGATTAAACGATGGATCATTACAATGGTTGGTTCAAACAAATGCTGTTGACGGTTCCATATTATGGATTAGAAATATCAATGGCGGAAATAATTTCAACAATGTATCTAATATAATCATCACAATTGTTGGAGATGGATCAGGTGCCCAAGCTGTACCGGTGTGGAATGCCAACTCAAATTCTATTACATCTTATGTTATGTTAAACTATGGTTCTAGATATCATTATGCTAATGTGTTTATAACAGATTTGGGTGGGATCGGAACCAATGCAGTTGCTCAGGCTGTTATCAGTCCTCAAGGTGGACATGGTTCTAATCCTGTAGAAGAATTGGGTGGTTCTAATGTTTTGATTGATGTTAGATTAAAAGCTGATGAAGGACAAAAATTAACCATTGCTAATTATTATCGCCAAATTGCTTTGTTAGAAAATCCTATTACATATGGTGCTAATAATGTTTATTCGAATACCGCTTTTAATCAAACACTGATTTCTCAACTAAGCGCAGGAAGTGGTAATTATATTCTCGGTGAATATGTCTTTCAAGGCATAGCTTTAGCCAATAGTTCCTTTTCTGGTAGGGTATCAGATTGGGATTCTGTAAATAATGTGATAAGAATAACAGAAACAACCGGTACTCCTACAGCAGCAGGTTTATTAGGAGCTAATAGTGGTACCATTAAATTTATTATTAATACAACTCCTCCAGATCTAATTCCATATTCTGGCAGACTAATGTATATTGATAATATAGTACCAATCCAAAGAAATTCTAGTCAGACGGAAGACATAAAATTTATCATCCAATTTTAAAAAGTAGGATAAATAAACTATTAGAATAAGTTAAGGAATTAAATGACAACAACCTTAGATCAGATATCCCAATCTCCGTATTATGATGATTATGCCGAATCAAAAGAATTTTTGAAAATTCTTTTCCGACCCGGGTATTCTGTCCAAGCTAGAGAATTAACACAATTACAATCTATTCTACAAAATCAAATAGGTAGATTAGGCGCACACATTTTTCAACATGGTTCTCCTGTTCTTGGAGGTCAAACCACTTTAGATCTAAATGTTATTTCCTTAGAATTGGTTGCTAACACTCCAATTGCAGCATCACAATTTGTTGGTAGTGTTATTACAGATACTTCTAATACTGTAAGAGCATCGGTTATTTCTTCGGCTCCCGCATCTAATTCCTACAATCAATTATTGTTTGTTAAATATTTAACTGGTGCTACATTCGCTAATGGTGCCACAGTACAGACCGAAAACTTTTTATATGCTGCGAATCTAATTTCTGCTAATGCTTCATCCAATGCATCGGCCGTATCAATTCAAGATGGTGTTTATTTCTTGAATATGGTAGAAAATCCAACCATTTCTTCTAACACTGCAAACACAAACGGATATTTCGTAAGAGTAGATTCCCAATTATTGATGTTAGATTATTTTGATAATACTCCAACCTATAGTGTTGGTTTACAAATTAATGATGCCATCATTGATGAAACAGTTGACACCTCCTTATTAGATCCAGCACAACAGGCTTCTAATTATCAAGCACCAGGTGCAACAAGATATCAAATCAATCTGCAATTGGTTGCCAAAACCTTACCATCATCTGATACATCACAATATTTCGAAATTCTTAAGGTTCAAAATGGTGTGGTTATATCTCAACAAAATTATGCCATTTATTCAGATATTTTGAACACCTTAGCGCAAAGAACCTATGATACAAGTGGAAATTTCTTGGTGTCTCCATTCTCTATTGGTTTCACAGCACCTTTAGATGCTAATACATCTAATTTCAATGTTACATTATCACCAGGTGGTGCCTTTGTTCAAGGATACGAATACAAAACCATATCAACAACTAATTTAGAAATTCCTAGAGCAACAACGTTTGCTAATACCACAAATTATGATATGGTAATGAATTATGACAATTATATTCAATGTAATACCCTATTCGGATCTGTAAACGTTGCAACCTTACCATTACTTGATTTACATTGTGTTCCACCAGCTTTAGTTAATACAGCAAATACTCAAATCTATGCTAACACTAAAATTGGTACTGCAAGAATCAGAGCGTTGACTCTTACAACCACACCTAACACAGCCCAACCTAATACTTTCATCTATGCAGCATATTTGTTTGATGTTAATACTGCCTCTTTCGTATCCAATGCTGTTGGTACATCTGCAAACACAATTCAATTTTCAAATTCATTTTCTGCGGCAGATAATGCTTATATTGGAATGGCTGTTAGAATTCCATCAACAGGAGATGGTCAAACCATCGTATCTTATAATGGTGCCAATCGTCTTGCAAACGTAACCCCTTGGGTGTTTGGTACTCCAGCATCAAATGCTGCATTTACTATTTTACCAACATTCGTAAATCTAAAAGGATTAGGAACTCTAAGTGCTGGTTCTTTCTCCAACTCAATGCAAGTGGATCCTGAAAGCATAAACTTTATCACTCAATACAATCCAACTTTTTTCATAGATCCTCAATTCTTATCTCTTGTATTCCAATATCCAAATCAACCGGTTGTTCCCGGTGTTTCTAATATGTCCTATCAGTATCGTGCTATATCACCTGGTGTATCCTTTACATCGAATACTGCAACCGTTACTGTTCCTGGTGGTGAAGAATTCCCTGGATATGTTTCTTCAGGTCCTATTGGTGATACTCTTGCATTACAAAATTGGATTGTTGTTGTTACTTCTGCCGGAACCTCACCATTTTATGTTGGTGAAGTTATTCCATTCACATCTACATTCGGTAGAAGCATTACACTTAATAGCTCAACCCAAGCATCCTTAAATTGTGGTGTTACCGGTAACAACTTTACAGCCGATATATATTTTACTTCTTATGTTCAAACGGCTGCTGCAAAAACAAAATCTCTTATTAATGCAAACACAACCGTTGTGTCTACTGCTGGTGGTACTACTGTTGGTGCCATTGCAAATGTCTATTTGACAACCGGTCAAGTTCAATTCCCTACTCCATTGACAGGTGCTAATTTAGGTACACCTGGTTTAGCACAAAGCCTGTTTATTTCTGATGGTTATCAATTGGTGGCTGTTATTGACTCTCAAAGTCCTACAACTCCAGTAGCTAATTCTGATTTGACCATAACATCAAAAAATATCACATCAAGATATACATTCTCAACTGGTCAGAAAGATGCATATTACGGTCAAGCTAAACTTACCTTAAATACTGGACAACCTGCTCCAACAGGCCAATTACTAGTATTGTTGAATTATTATTCACATACAGGTACTGGTTTCTTTGATGTGGATTCTTATCCAAACGTAGCAGCAGCTAATACAATCGTGCAAACAGCAGCATATGGAGCAATTCCATTCTATTACTCACCTCTAAGCTTGCATACGGTTAACTTAAGAGACACTATCGATTTTAGACCGCGTGTGGCAGATGCAACAAATGTGGTTGCCTTCACTGGAACAAAAATACCTCTACCTCAAAGCAATTTCATATCAAACTTCTCATATTACTTAGGAAGAACTGATTTAATAGTATTGTCTAGCACAGGAATATTCAGTGATATTCAAGGAGTGCCTGGAACTAGTTCTCCACAACCAAATTATCCTTCTACCTCCATGTTGTTATACATTTTAACAATACCTCCATACACTTTCGCACCTTCGGCTGTATCTGCACAATATATTCCACACAAAAGATACACGATGGCTGATATTGGTGGTCTAGAACAAAGAATAGTTAACCTTGAACAATATGCAGCTTTGAGTCAGTTGGAAAATCAAGCAACCTCTACATCCATAACCAGTAGTCAAGGTTTAGTGAAACCACAAAATGGTATTCTTGTTGATAGTTTCACCGGTTCATCTGTAGCCGATGTGACCAACCCAGATTTCTATGCTGCTATCGATACAGTGGATGATCAATTGAGACCTCCATTCACAATCACATCATCCTTGTTTACATATTCTAATTCAGCATCTACAAATTATTTCACCGGTCGTGGTGTGTTTATGTTACCATGGACTGCAAATACAATGATCGACCAATCTTATGCATCACAAACTTTGGATATCAATCCATATAATGTGGTTGTATTCGTAGGATCGATTGTTCTACAACCATCATCTGACAATTGGGTTGATACAAATACTGCGCCGTCCATAGTAGCAAATCTATCTGGTGATAATGATGCTTGGTTAGCAATTGGAAATGCTCTTACTGCCCTATCGGCTGGTCAAAGCAATCCTAATAATCCATTTTCTGTAAATTGGGGTTCTTGGCAAACCATATGGTCCGGAACACAATCAACTTACAGTCAAGGCACATCATATACAACAACTGGTATATTTAATCCAAGTATTCAGGGTTTAGCTCTTTCAGGTACTTATGATGGTCATGGTGCCTATCTTGATAATTATCAAACAATAGGTACCACAACTTCTGTTACAACTAATCTTCAACAAGCTACCGGTACCTTTAGTGCACTAGGAACAGATCAAATAACACAACAGATTGGTGATAATGTTATCAATACTAGTATCATTCCTTATATGAGATCCATTAATGTTGCCTTCTCAGCTTCTGGTATGAGACCTGTAACCAATCTTTATTCCTTCTTCAATTCAACTGCTGTTCAAAACTTTACTCAAAGAGCAACAAGAATTAATTTAACAGCTAACGTTAGTTTCTTAGATACGGCCGGAAACACAGAAGTTATTTACAGTGGAAGTAACGTTAATGGTTGGGGTGCTAATAGCGCTGTAGTATTAATGTCAAAAGGAAATAAACTTTATGTGGGTGGTCTTATCGGTCAATTGTCTGCTGGTCAAACAATAACCGGTTCTGTTTCTGGTAATACAGCAACTATATCTTCTGTTGATTATAGAGGTGGATATGTGGGTGAACCTGCTGGAGAATTCTTTAAATTGGTCTCAAGCAACACATTCATAACTGCAACCACTCTTAATCTATCTGGCGGTGCATCAAGTAATGACAATTATTATATTGGCAATACAGTATATGTTCTAAATGGTACAGATGTTGGATTAAATGGTGTTATCACATCTTACAATGGTGCAAACAGAATTGCAACAGTTAGTGGTGGATGGAGTGCACCATTCGTTCCATTTACCTATGCTAATAATCAAAATTTCGTATATTCTATTGGACAACTATCATCTGATGAAAATGGTGACTGTGTAGGTGTGTTTATAATTCCAGACTCAGCTAATACTTATACATTCCCTACCGGTTCTGCAATTTTTAGATTGATTGATAATTCTGTTAACAATACTTCCCAAGCAACCACAAGAGCGGATATCAATTATACTGCAAGTGGATTATTACAAACAACCCAAGCACAATATGTAACCACCACTGTACCAACGATACAAAGTCAATCTATACAAACCACACAAATGGTACAACAATCACCGGTGGTAACTCAACAAGTTGTAGCAACTGGTCAATTATGGGTTGATCCTCTTGCTCAAATATTCATGGTTGATCCTAACCAATATCCTAATGGATGTTTCATTTCATCTGTTCGTATTGCCTTTACACAAATCGATCCTAAGATTCCTGTAACATTGCAAATTCGTCCAGTTGTTAATGGTTTCCCTTCATCATCTGAAATTATACCATTTGCTCAATGTACTCTTGCTCCATCTCAGTGTTATCTATCTACAGAAGGTTATCCAGATTTCAACACATCCGGACAATATACCGAATTTGATTTTGATGCTCCTGTTGGTTTGCAACCTGGTGGCCAATACGCAATAATATTAATGTCCAACAGTGATCAATATATTACTTACATTGCTGTGGCAGGTCAAACTAATCTAGCAACCAATGCAATGATTTCACAAATTCCATATTTGGGTGCATTTTTCCAATCTCAAAATGCTTCAACCTGGACACCATTCCAAGGACAAAATCTTGCCTTTAGAATAATGCAAGCTGTATTTAATACCCAAGTAACTCCTACAATCACTTTCTTGAATCAGGCTAATAACCCTCAAACAACTATTGGAGCCAACAATGTTCCTGTTGCTGTGCCACAATCTAATACTCCATATGATTCGTTTTATGTTTTGAATGGTGATGTTGTATTACCTAATACATCCATAACTTATGGCTTTAAAACAACATCAAATGCAACAGGGTTAGTTGACACAAGCTTTACTGCATGTGTACCTGGTGAAAATTTCTATATGCCTAACAGAAAGAACTTGAATAATATTCTTCCTGGTTCATTTGAATTCCAATCTGTATTATCCTCTCAAGATCCAAACATTTCACCGGTTTGTGATATTACAAGATTAGGATTGTTATGTTTCACCAATCAAATTAATAATGGTCAATTGTCTAATAACAATTTAACACTTATTAATGGTGGTTTTGGATATACCAATGCTAATACCACAGTTACAGCAATTGGTGGAGGAGGTTCTGGTGCAGTATTAAGCTTATGGACTAATGCTTCTGGAACAGTCCAAAACGTTTGGGTTATTGGAACTGGTGGATCCGGATATATTACAACACCTAATATAGTGATAGCATCAACCGATGCTGGAAATTCTGCTAATGCTAATGTGGTATGTGCTGGTGAAACATCCACCTCTGGTGGTAATATGATTGCTCGTTATATTACTCGCGCCGTTACACTTGCTACTGGTTTGAATTCTGGTGATCTTCAGGTTGGTTTCTTGGCTTATAAGCCAGCTGGAACAGATATCAGAGTATATTACAAAGTATTGGCTACTGATGACACAAATACTCTTGCACAAAACCCATGGAATTTGATGGTACAAACTTCACCAGCAAATCAAATTTCAACTGGTATCAATGATTTCTATCAATATACGTATAGTCCTCAAAATTCATTAGGTCAAGCGGTAAATAATATTGTGTATTCTACATTTACATCATTCCAAACATTTGCCATTAAGATTGTTATGTTATCTTCAAATCCAACTATTATACCACAAATTGTAAACTTTACATGTGTGGCAATGCCAGCATCAACCTAATAAATAGAATATGTATGTGAAAATAAAAGATAAACCCAATTTAGTTAGAGATATTCATTCAAAAGCCTTATTGAGTACCGATAGACAGGCTGTGACTAATTATGAAAAAGCACAAGCTGCTATTAAACAAAGAGAACAAGAATTTAAGGATCTGAAGGATCAGGTAGGGAGATTGGAAGCCCTACTTATCGAAGCATTAAGTAAGATGAATAAATGATTTACGTAATAACTGCTAACGATACATTTCAAACATGGTTGACATCTACTCAACAAGCAATTGTTGTGGTTAATCAATTTTTGCAAGGTGGAAACATCAATGTCAATTTTGCAAATGCAAATTCTATTAATGTTATAGGTTCAGGCATTTCATTAAACGTTTCTAATTCAGTTTATATCGGTGGTAACGTAACTGTCAACCAAAATGTTACTGTTCTTGGTGCTCTTGTTACAGGATCCCAAACAGTCACCGGTGATGAAACCAATAGTGGTAATATAACTGTTAATGGTGTAATTTCAACTTTCGCCGGCAATGTAAAAGTTGCTGGTAATATAACTGTAACGTCAAGTATAACGGCTGCCGGCATAAATCTTACACCAACAATAATTGCTGCCTTTAATCAAGCAAATACAGCAAATGTTAATGCGGCTTTGGCTTTTGGATATGCGAATAGTGTTGGAAGTAATCTAACTTTGGCGTGGGGCAGAGCCAACAATTCATTTGGAAATATATTAATATCAACCGCAAATGTTGGTTTTACATGGACTCCTGCAAGTAATACATCTTATTTTGCTAATGCTACATCCAACTCTGTAAAGATCGTTTGTGGTACAGGATTACTTTTCTATTCTGATACTGTAAATAATGCAATTCTTATTACCGATATAGGAACTAGTTCTACAGCAAACACATTAAATAACATGATCAATTTCTTTGTTCCTACTGGAGGAGTTATTGATTATTTTGGAAGCTCAGAACCAACTGGTTGGTTATTTTGTTCCGGTAATGCAATTAGTAGAACAACCTATGCTAATTTGTTTGCTATCATTGGTACTACATGTGGAATTGGTGATGGTTCTACCACCTTTAACGTACCTGATTTAAGAGGTAGAGTGACTGTTGGTCGTGATAATATGGGTGGTAATGCTGCCTTCAATATTACGATTGCAGGTTCAGGTATAAATGCAAATTTAGTTGCAAATTTTGGTGGTTCACAGTTTGTCCAAACTCACACCCACGTTCTGTATGATCCTGGTCACACCCACGTAGTTAATGATCCTACCCATGCTCACATTTTGAATTCTGTTGTTGATAATTTAGGACCTTTTGCCGGCACAGTTGCTACTGGTGTAAATGCAACCAATTTGCAAATTTCAAGTGGACCTACAGCATATGCTGCAACTGGTATCACTATAGCAGTACATACAACTGGTGTTAGTGCAAATACATATGGTTCTGGTAATGCTAATAATATGATGCCAACATATGTAACAAATAAAATAATTAAAACCTAAGGAAAATTAAATGGCTGGTTTCGCTGAATTAAATATGGATCAAGGAACTGATTTCAGCACCGTTATTTCATTAACGGATGATACTTATGGTATGCCCATAGCTCTTTATGGTTATAATGTGGCATCCCAAATGAGAAAATCTCCATACTCTCAAAACGCAACCGCTAATCTTATTTGTACTATATCAGATGCAACAAATGGTGTTATTACTTTATCCATGAATAATCAAACCACATCTAATATTTCTGGTGGGAAATATGTTTTTGATGTTAGATTAATAACATCAAATGGTTCCATCACTAGAGCTATTGAAGGATTTATTACAGTTGATCCTTCTGTATCGAGGTAAACTGTATGACGACCGCTAGAGTATTAAATCCTTCTGTCAATAGAATAACTCTTACAAAAGCTGTTCCTATAACTATAGGAACACTAAGGAGTTTGACAGACGTAAATGTTGCTGTTGGTTTAGGTGATCAGTGGACCTTAATTTATGATCAAGCCAATAATCAATTTATTTTTGCTCAAAGTTCTATTGGTATTATTGGTACTGTTTTTCAACAAGCCAATGCGGCTTATGTACAAGCCAACACAGCCAATGCTCTTGCTTATCAAGCCAATGTCAATGCCACTGCTGCCTTTGCACAAGCTAATGCTGCCTATAATGCTGCAAACTCAGCGGCTAGCGTAGCAGGTAATGTTTTTTCTAACATTATCATTTCAGGAACAGATTCTAAATTTAATTGGACCATTGCTGGTAATGCTGATATAATAGCTAATGCTACAGCTAACTTGGTTCGTTTCATATCAGGTGTTGGTATTGAAATTGATACTGATGTGCCAAATAATGCCATTAGGTTTGTTACTGGTGCCTTTGCTCAAGCCAATGCAGCCCAGACCGTTGCCATTGAAGCCTTTGCTATTGCAAATCAAGCAAACATTTTAGCTGGTGAGGCATTCAACCAAGCTAATACCGCATATAATGAAGCTAATATAATTTTTAATAGTGCCAATGCAGCTTTTGGTGAGGCCAATTCAGTAAATGCTAATTTAATATTAGCATGGGCTACTGCTAATTTGGGTGCAACAAATGCAGTGGCAGCCTTTGCTCAAGCCAATGCAGCCCAGACCGTTGCCATTGAAGCTTTTACGGCAGCCAATTCAGCCAACACTTTAGCTGCCGAAGTATTTGGTGTTGCTAATGGTGCCATTTCAAATTTAACTATTGCATGGGGAACAGCCAATGGTGGTTATACTCAAGCCAATAGTGCCCAAACCTTAGCTATAGAAGTTTTTGCGGCTGCAAACCAAGCTAATCTTTTAGCAGCCGAAGTTTATAATGTGGTCAATAATGCATTTGGTAAATCTAATGCTTCCTTCAACGTTTATCTAACAGGAACGAACGTTGGATATAATTGGACACAAACTGGTAATGCATCTATAAATGCAAATGCCACATCTAATCTTTTGAAATTTGTTTCCGGAAATGGAATTGTTCTTTTCACTGATGTTGCAAATGATGCAATTTTGTTCACAGATGGTGGTGCCTATGGTTATGCAAATAGTGTTGGTTCCAATTTAACCCTAGCCTGGGGACAAGCCAACAATGCTCAAACTGTTGCCATAGAGGCATTTACTCAAGCTAATTCTGCCCAAACTGTGGCAATTGAAGCCTTTACTGCTGCCAACTCGGCCAATACTCTTGCAGCAGAAGTGTTTGGTGTTGCTAATGGTATTGCAACAAACACTGCCTCTGCTTGGAATCAAGCCAATACAGCATACAATGAAGCCAATCTTATATTTGGTGTTTCTAATGCTGCCTTTGCTCAGGCTAATGCTGCGCAGACCTTAACCATTCAGGTTTATGCTCAATCTAACCTAGAATTTAATGCTATTAATGCTGCCTTTGCTCAGGCTAATGCTGCAAGATATACTGATAATGCATACGGCAATATAGCCATATCAAATACAGATTCTCATTATACTTGGACACAAGGTGGTAATGTTTATCTTCAAGCAAACAATACATCCAACACTCTCAATTTAATTTCTGGTGCAGGAATCGTATTATTTGCTGATCCTGTTAATAATGCAATAAGAATCAATTCAACAGCAACTGGTACCGGTACTGTTTCAAATGCCTTTGCTAATCTTTATTTTTCCAACACTGATGTTAATTTTAATTGGACTGCTGTTGGCAACATAGGATTTACGGCCAATGCAACATCTAATGTTCTAGAATTTATTTCAGGTGGTGGCATTGCAATTTATTATGATGCTCAAAATTCTGCCGTAAGAATTAATTCTACTGCTACAGGAACAGGTACAGGAAGTGCAACCTTATTAATTTCTGATGGACCTCCTGCGGGTCCAAACACATCTAACACTCTTTGGTGGGAATCAAATACAGGTTTCTTAAAGGTATGGTATGTTGATTCTAATGGAGGTCAATGGGTAGATGCATCACCTAATGGTGGTGCAGCAGCCAACACTCCTTATGCATTTGCCAATATTGAATTAACAGGAACCGATTCTGGATATAATTGGACAAAAGCCGGTAATGTTAATATAACTGCCAATTCTACATCCAATCAGGTTCTTTTCGTAGCCGGCTCTGGCATAGAATTAGATTTGGATGCACCTAATAGTGCCATTCGAATTGTAAGTACAGGTGGTGTTGCTATCAATGATACGATCATAAATAGTTTGATATATGGATAAGGATAAGTTATGAGTGCCACCACTGGATTATATCTATTAGCAAATGTTGGTGTTACAGGAGCAAATATCGTTTATACTGCTCCAGCCAATACAGCTATAATTGCTTTAAATGCAACAAATAAAACAAATACTATGGCTGTAATAGACATGTTTATTACTAGAGGTGGATCCAATGTTTATTTGTGTAAAGGCCTTTCTGTTACTCCAAACAACACTATGTTAATTTGTGGTGATTATGCAAACAAACAATTCATGAATACAAATGACATTCTTTCAGCTATTTGTTATTCAGCTAACACATTTGATTTGGTTATGTCCGTAGCAATTGGAGTATCATAATCCATGCCAGCATTAGGTGTCAATCAAATAGCTCTACAAGATGCGGTTGTTTTATATTCTGCTAACGTTGTTGTTACTGGACCTACTGCCTGGATTGATACTACAGGATTTCAATCCATAGTAATTGAAATCAATAATGGGGCGGCTATTGATTCCATGTTTACAGCCACCTTAGAAGGTACCATAACACAATTTGATGCCTATACCCTACAAACTGTAAACATGTCAGAATATTCTATAAATGATCAGATGTTATTGGAAGGACATTATTCAGCTACCACAACATCCAAATATGTTAGATTAAATATAGCAAATCTTGGTTTGAACAACTTTTTGATTGTTAATATTCTTGGTAGAAGTTCTGAAGGTTATAGAGGTGCAGACCTATTATCTCTTGCCTTAGATAAAGAAAATGGTATACCTCTTCAGGTCCAATTACCAGTCAATTTGAAACAGGACATACAAGGTGCTTTAGTTGCTTCGGATGCACCTGCTCCAATATTATGGGAATCACCAACAGCTTCTAGTATATTAGTAGTTGATACATCCGGATATGAAACTGTAATTTTTCATCAACAAACAGCCGGCATAGTTACACCAACAGTTTCGAATGATGGTGTGAATTATGTGGCTTGTACCATGTGTTTAACATCCGCTTCAACCACTTTAACTAATGCCACAACTGCCGCCGGCATGTGGATTATACCAGTAACTGGTCGATATATTAAATTTACTGGTCCTGCATCTGTTGTAACTGCCGCGATATATTTAAGACAGGCGCCATTTAATCTTTCTGCTTATGTGGCTGTTCCTCCTGTAAATACCGCACAAATAGGTGGAACTGCTGTTGTCAATGCAGGTGTGGCTGGTTTACAGGCTATTGGTGGTAACATTGCCGCAGGTACTGCTCCTACTTCTAATCCTATACCAATAGGTGCAATCGATGTCGCCGGCTTAACCAGAAGAATCCTATCCAATATGATAGGACATTTGATGATTGCCTTACAGGATCAACAAAATACCGGTAACAACGTTTTGAGATCTATTGCCTCTTCCTATCAAAACATACCAAGAATACCAGTATCTGATGTTACTCAATTTGAGGGTAATTCTAAAGAAGAAATGTTTGCACAAATTTTATTGGAATTACAAATTTTAAATCAACAAATATTTGAGCTACCTAATCTACTAAATAGTGGTAGTATAAATCAAACTGAACCGGGTCAATATCGGATAGATCCTTCAGCTTTCCAAACTTAATAACAATTTTTAGGAGAAACTTAATATGATAGTACAAGCCCAAGCTGGTCCAGTTGCCACAACCTCTTCTTTACAACCAGGTGCCCAGGCTCCTGTAAGACTCGGTAATATGGGTGATGTTATAATTTCCGAATTACATGGTAGATATTATGAATCATCTTATCGTAGAGCCTTATTTTTCGGAGCAACACAGGCTGGCCAAACAACTACAATTGGTGCAGCCTTAACTTATGTTGGTATATGTTTATCTAATCCAGTTGGTTCTCCAGTAAATTTGTGTCTTCAGAAGGTTGGATTTGCATTCACTGTATTGGCACCTAACGTTGCTGGTATTGGATTGATGACTGGATATAACTCTGGTACTAACGTAACCCATACAGTTGCTTTGGTGCCTAAATCTTCCTTTACCGGTATTGGTGCTCTTCCAACCGGTACTATCGATTCTTCTTCAACCTTGCCAACCGCTCCTACATTTACACATCTATTTGGTACATCATATACTGGTGCTCTTACAACAACTACCGTAGTTGGCCCAACAATAGTGGATCTTGAAGGTTCAGTAATTCTTCCTCCTGGCGCATATGCTGCTACCTTTACCACTGCTGCATCTGGTGCTGCATCATTCTTCGGAAGTATGGCTTGGGAGGAAATTCCTACCTAAAATGGCAAAGAAAGGTGTAAAACAATCTCCAGAACATATAGCCAAAAGAGTGGCGGCCAATAGAAAATCTGGAGCATATGATATAGCTTCAATTAATTGTAAAGAATTAAGAACAGATATTAATAACGGAAGAACCTTATGTGAAAATTGTCACAGATTAACTCCAACATGGGGTAATGGTTCTAGAGCCAAAAATTATGGAGAACAAGTAATATGCTAATTCAAACACAAGTTGGACCAATTGCAGTTCTAGCTTCTATTCCTGCAAATATTCAACCACCATTAAGAAGTGGTAATATGGGCGATCTTATAGTTTCCCAACTCCACGGTAGATATTATGAAACCAACTACCGTAGAAACATGTTTGTTGCTACATCAAACAATTCTATAGGATCAAACACATCTGCTGGAACATTAACAACTTATTTTGGATTATGTGTTTCTAATCCTGTAGGTTCTCCTGTAAATATTGTATTAAATAAAATTAATTTTACTGTTGCCAATGCATTCACAACTGTAACTCCAATTGGTTTAATGACTGGTTATAATTCTAGTACAAGCGTAACCCATACTGCTAATGCTTTTGTTAAATCTGCCTTTACCGGTGTTGGAGCAGTAGGTCAAGGTTTAGCTGATTGGTCAGCCACCTTATCAGCCACTCCTACTGTAACACATGTGTTTGCCACAGGTTATACGGGGGCCATATCAACAACTCCTCTACCTAGTTCTCCAACAATTGTGGATCTTGAAGGTTCAGTAATTCTTCCTCCAGGAGCCTTTGCTGCTATATGGACTCCTACTGCCTTACCATCCTATGCATTATTTGCTGGAATGAGTTGGGAGGAAATACCTACCTAAAATGGTAAACCTAAAACACTCTCTAAAAGGAAAAAAACAATCTCCAGAACACATAGCCAAAAGAGTGGCAGCCAATAGAAAATCTGGAGCATATGATAAAGCTTCTATTAGGTGTAAAGAATGGAATAAAAGTTTAATAGGTTCTAAGATATCTGAGGAAACAAAATTTAAAATTTCCAAATCTATGAAAGGAAAACAAAATTCTTTAGGAGTTAAACGTTCTGTAGAATTTAGACAAAAGCTTTCTCATTATTATAAAACTAATCCTGAAAAACATAATCATTATATAGATGGTAAAGGACATGAAAGAGTAACAGCTAGATTAACTCACATGGGAACTTTAGAATATAGATTATGGAGAGAGCAAGTTTTTGAAAGAGATAATTATACTTGCCAAATGTGTGGTGAACGTGGTGGCAAATTAAATGCGGATCACATTAAACCATACAATTTATTTAAAGAATTAAGAACAGATATTAATAACGGAAGAACCTTATGTGAAAATTGTCACAGATTAACTCCCACATGGGGTGGTCGAGTAAATAAAATATCCCCACCAACCCTTATTAATATATAAGGTAGGCCATGGCTATTAATTTTCCAGCAAATCCTTCAATAGGACAACAATATTCTTTTGGTCCAGTAACATGGACCTGGAATGGTCTATCATGGGTTGGACAAAATAGTGCCATCCTAGCTAATTCATTTTCAAATGTATTCATAACTGCCACCGATTCAAATTATTCTTGGTTACAGGCTGGTAATAATTATATCCATGCAAATGCGTCCGCTAATATATTAAATGTGATTGGTGGTTCCGGTATAACTTTATATGGTGATAATTCTAACAATGCAATCAGAATTACAGATTCTGGAGCATTCAATGCTGCAAACCAAGCTAATATATTAGCCGCAGAAGCCTTTACGGCTGCTAACTCTGCAAACATATTGGCTGCTGAGGTATTTGGTGTAGCTAATAGTACCCAATCAAATTTAATCATTGCATGGGGAACAGCCAATGGTGGATATACCCAAGCCAATGCTGCCCAAACGGTTGCCATTGAAGCCTTCACGGCTGCCAACCAAGCAAATATATTGGCTGCTGAAGTTTTTGGTGTTGCTAATTCAGCTTTCTTGAAAGCTAATAATGCAAATGCATTTGTTAATGTTTTTACAACCAACACTGATTCAGGATATACATGGACCGCCGCTGGAAATGGATCTGCCTTAGCTAATAATTCATCAAACGTCTTACATTTAATTTCCGGATCTGGAATTAATCTTTATTTTGACTCAATAAATAATGCAATAAGAATTAATGCATCTGGTGGTGGAACTAGCACCGGTGCCACTATTGTTATGCAAGATTCGGCACCTAGTTCCGGTAACACCCCCAATTCTACTCTTTGGTGGCAATCAAATACAGGCATTTTAAAAGTTTATTATAATGATGGAAACAATTCTTATTTCGTAGATGCTACTGCATTACCTGAACCTGGTTTTGGAAATATATCCTTATCTAGGACAGATTCAGGATATAATTGGGCTACCTCATCAAATACAGTAATTTGGGCCAATGGCGTATCAAATTCTGTAACTTTTGTTGGCGGTGCTGGTGTTCAAATAGGATCAGATGCTCCTAACAATGCAGTAAGATTTTATACGGGTGGAATGGTTGCATCTTTATTTTATGATAATATAAATCCAGGACCTCAATCATTCTTTATTGCTCCTATTCCTTTAACTGTTCTTTCTATATCATGTCGAGTTGATGCGGCTGCATTATCCGCAGCAACAATGAATGTGGTGAAGGCTGCAAATGGTACATCAATTGCTTCTGGTAGTGCTATTCATTCTGGTTCATTTTTTGCAAATGGTACAACAGCCACAGTACAAATTTTGACATTAGTTACAGCCAATTGTACTCTAAATGCAGGAGATGCATTAGGAGTTATAACATCAGGAACATTAACTGCATCTAATGGTTCTATCATAATTCAATTACAGGCAACATAAAAATGGGATCTATTCATTTTCCTTCAAATCCTAGAGCAAATAATGTTTATACCTTGAATGGTCAAGTTTGGTGGTACGATGGCATGTCCTGGAATGCTATAGATAGAGGTTTAGCTAATCCATGTCCTCTTGATAGTCTAACTGCTAAAGCAAATGTTGCTTATGGATGTAGACAATTATATAAATCCTATACCGGACCTATAGTTCAATTACGTAGAGCATCTGATGGTGTAACTACAATATTTAATGTTCAAAATAACCTACATGCAAATATAGCTTCCTTCCTTACTGGAACCACAGGTTGGGTTGTTGTTTGGTATGATCAGTCAGGAGCAGGATTAAATGCTATCCAATCTGTCCCGGGACAACAACCTGGATGGAATATATCCTGTCAAAATGGACAATCAGCATTAGATTTTCCTTATGCTAATTCACCCGGTTTAATAGCTAACACATCTTCCTCCTTATATTCAGCAAATAGTAATTTTACAATGTATGTATCTACCTCTTCTTGGGCTAATCAAGCATCATATCCCACTTTATTAGGTATGGGAGGTTCAAGTCAAGGATGGGTTTTGCAAGATACTACATCCGGTTCAAATACATTTACTTTTTATTCATCAACATATGGTGGAACATTATCAGGTGTCACCACATTAAATGATAATAAATGGCGCACTTTCTTAGTTACCTCAAATGTAATAACCGCCGCCGTTAATATATATGCGGAAAATGCATTATCTGGATCATCATTTAATGGAGGAGGATTAGTAATACCTAATACTGGATTATATATAGGACCTTATAATTATGGAGATCCTTGGGGTGGATCTATAGGAGAATTTGCCTATTTCATAGGTAATACAGCCAATCCATTATCATCAACTGATCTAAGTACCATTTATAGTTCATCATTATTTTATTGGGGAGCCAATTAATGCCTTTAGTAAATTCTAGACAATCCTTAAAAGATTATTGCCAGCGTAAGCTTGGATTTCCTGTTGTTCAAATCAACGTTGATGATGATCAAATGGATGATCGTATTGATGATGCGATTCAATGGTTCCAAGATTATCATTTTGACGGAATGGAAAAAATATATCTAAAACATCTTTGTTCTCAAGATGACATTAACCGCCAATGGATTGATATGAATCAGGCCTCAGGAACAGCAACCGTTGTAGCAGGTTCAAATATTGTAACTGGAGATCCTTCAACTAATTTCATTAATGATTTTGCCAATAATGTAACAGTCATGACCATTAATGGTGAAACCTATACAATGATACAGGCACAATCTGCTACTCAAATGGTTATGTCCAGTCCATTTATAAATTCAGCAAATCAAGTTCCTATTGCTGTTCAAGGTGGGGCTGATTCAATATTTGCTGTAACAAGAATATTTCCATTTTCATCTTCCAATTTAAATGTAAACATGTTTGATTTAAGATATCAAATGAGATTGCATGAATTGTATGATTTTACTTCTACATCCTATGTGAATTATACCATAACACAACAACACATTCAAACTTTGGATATATTATTTTCTGGTAAACCCATCATGAGATACAATAGGCATCAAAATCGTTTATATCTTGATTTACAGTGGGGTGAGGCTGTAAAAGTAGGAGATTATATTGTTGCTGAATGTTGGAAATTTTTAGAACCAGATGCCTACACCACAGTTTACAATGATAGATATTTGAAGTCATTGGCTGCTGCATTTATTAAACGTCAATGGGGTGAAAATCTGTCTAAATATCAAGGTGTGAAATTACCTGGTGGTATAAATTTCGATGGTAATAGAATATTTAATGAAGCAAGTAAAGAAATTGATAATTTGATTGATAAAATTCAGGATGCATATGAATCACCACCAGAGTTGATGATAGGTTAAATCTTGCATTGAAAGAAAGATTTACAATTATGACGATATATCATAATCACCATATTATACCCAAACATATTGGAGGCTCAAATGATTCTTCCAACATTAAGAAATTGACTATTAGACAACATGCCTTGGCTCATAAAAAATTGTTTGAAGAACATGGTAGATGGCAAGATAAAGAAGCTTGGTTATCTTTGTCCGGACAAATAACATGTGCTGAAGCTATTAAAAGAGCACAAATATTATCCAATAAAACTAGAATCATATCTGATGAAACTAAAATAAAAATGTCATTGAGTCATAAAGGTAAACCTTCTGCTATGAAAGGAAAACACCACACTCAAAAATCTAAAGAAATGATATCATTAGCAAAAAAAGGTAAACAACAAAAAGAATCTACGAAAAAATTATGGAGTATTAACAGAACAAAAAAATTTAAAGAAGGTATAATGTTTGTTCCTACATTTACTGGTAGGAAACATAGTGAAAATCATAAACATAAAATGAGTTTACTTATGTCTGGTAGAAAATTATCAGAAGAAACAAAATTAAAGATTAGTTTGGCAAAAAGAAAGAAAGCACAACATGTCAACCAATCCATTCTTTAATAATTTCCCAAGTTCCGGAAATCCTAGTTTTGAGAGTCAATTTGTTGAAGATTTGATTCAAGAAGTGATTCAAATTTATGGGGTGGATCTTTATTATCTTCCTAGAGCCAGTCAAAGTAGTATCGATCAAATATATGGTGAAGATCCTGTAAAATTGTATAACAAGGCTTATCAATTAGAAATGTTGGTTGAAAATGTTAATGGGCCCGATGGAGCATCTGAATTCTTTTCCAAATTCAACCTTGAAATAAAAGATCATATGAGATTGGTTGTAGCCAGAAAAACTTTTAACAAATATGTTCAAAATTTAAACAGACCACGAGAAGGTGATTTAGTTTGGGTACCATTTTTAAATAATCTTTTTGAAATTAATTTTGTGGAAGAAGATAAAGATTTTCATAGATTTGGACGTAGACCTCCATATTATATGTTTTATGAATTGAGATGTGAATTATTCAAATTTTCAAATGAAGTGTTTCAAACAGGTGTGCCAGATGTGGATAATATGTCCTTAAATTATAATTATACTATAACCATGAATATGAATTCTATAGCCAATGTGTCATTAGGTAAAATGTATTTCCCTAGTGAGTATGTTTATCAAGGTGCAAATCTTACCTTTTCTACTTCTAGTGGTACAGTGAAGGCATGGGATTCTGTCAATAACATTATTCAAATTGTTAATGTCAAAGGTGTTATGGCTCCTAATGTACAATTAATAGGCAACACAACAAATGCCGTTTATCTTGTTTCTTCCTCAGTTAATAGAGAGGATTTCAGTAAGGTGGCCGAAGAAATTGCTGACAATATTGAAATTGGAAGTGAAGCAAATTCCATTTTGGATTTTGTCGAATCAAATCCATTTGGTACTCCAGGATAATTTATGGCAGAGTCAGGAATTTTTGCAAATTACTATTATTTTCGCATCACAAGAAAAATTGTGATTGCCTTTGCAACCTTATTCAAGGATATGCAAATTATTCGTTATTCGGAAGATGGTTTAACGGAACTAGAAAGACTTTTGGTTCCTATTGTTTATGGACCAAAAGAAAAATACTATGAAAGATTATCACAAGATCCTAATTTACAAAGAGCCATTCAAGTATCCTTACCTAGAATGACATTTGAAATTTCAGATATGGATTATGATGATACCAGAAAATTAACATCAACCTTATATGTAAAGGCCCCTAATCCATTTACAAACCAAACTATGTATCAACAATTTGTTGGTGTACCTTATAATTGGGATTTTAATCTATCCATATACACAAGAAATATGGAAGATGGTTTGCAAATCATAGAACAAATTTTACCTGTTTTTAAAAGAGAATATACAGTACCAATAATTGTGGATCCTATCATGAGTTTCAGACGTGATATTCCTATTATTTTAAAATCAGTTAAACCTAATATTCAGGATGAAGGTGATGGCGATGATTCAAGACTTATAACATGGGATTTAAGTTTTACCGCTAAAGGTTGGTTATTTGGTCCAACAAGCAATAGTGGTATAATTTTACAAGCCAATACAGCCTTTTGGGATACAACAATTAATGCTCCAACAGATAGAACCTTTGCTTTGAACTTATATGCCAATGTTGGCATTGGTGCAACATTTACACAAGGTGAATATATATTCCAAGGTAACTCCTTAGAAACAGCAAATGTTAAGGCCATCATTGTTAACTTTTCTCCTGCCTATAATAGAATATATGTTAGAAATCCAACAAATGAATTAGGTGGTTATGGTATATTCCAAGCTAACACCAATATTATTGGAGCATCATCTGGTACCACTAGAAATGTGTCGTCATATTATGTTTCATTCGTACCTGCTGTGGTTATGACTACAACTCCAAATCCACCAACTGCTAATAGTGCTAATGATAGTTTTGGATTTATAACCAAGATCAAAGAGACACCAAATACACCATAAATAGGTATTATGACAAAGAAAAATGTGAATAAAAATCTTTCTAAAATTCTTGATGTTGAAGAAATTGAACAAAAAAAGAATGTTGATATTGTGAAAACAAAAGCAAACACAATGTTGGTTCCTATTGTGGAAACATCAAATAATTCTATTGTGGGTGTTTCTTCGGAAACACCAGTATCTAATGTGGCCGAACTTCAAGAAGATTTTGTTTATGTTAGGGATAAATTGAAAGGCATTCTTCAAACTGGTAACACAGCCTTAAATAAATTAGTGGATGTGGCTCATGAAAGTGAAGAACCAAGAGCCTATGAAGTGATAGCCAAACTTATTACTAGTATAACTGATGCCACAGATAAACTTATGGATGTTCATGTTAAAAATAAAATTGTGAGAAATCCTATTAAAGGTAAATTCATAAAGGGTGCCCCTATTGAATTTGATGATAGTACCGGTGAAGGTTCTAATCAAATCAACAATATTGATCAGGCAATTTTTATAGGAAGTACCACAGAATTGATAAATCATTTGAAGGATTTTAAGGAACAACAAGGCGAAACACCCAATAGATTTTTAAAAAATGAAATAATAATAGATGTTGAAGTAACAGAACATGCCAACACCTCAAACTAATTCTGGTCAAATAGGATATAATGGAAACTATTCGTTGGTTAAAGGAAACCAACCCATAAGTTTTACTAAAAAACAGGTTCAAGAAATACGTAAATGTATGGAAGATCCTGTTTATTTTGCCTTGACCTATGTTAAAATTATTAGCGTAGATAAAGGTTTAATACCTTTTAATCCTTGGGATTTTCAAAGAGACATGATAAATGTCTTCAATTCCAATCGATTTGTTATAACAAAATGTCCTAGACAAAGTGGTAAAACGACAACCATCATTGCTTATCTTTTACATCAAATTTTATTCAGACCTAATACCACAGTTGGTATTCTTGCAAATAAAGGTGCAACTGCTAGAGATATTTTGGGTAGATTGAAATTGGCTTATACTTATTTGCCTAAATGGATGCAACAAGGTATTGAAGTTTGGAATCTTGGTGATATCAAATTAACAAATGGATCAAGAGTTATTGCTGCCGCAACTGCATCTGACGCGGTTCGTGGTTATACCTTTAACATAATATTCCTTGATGAATTTGCTTTCGTACCTAATAATGATGCAGTGAAGTTTTTCAGTTCAACCTTCCCAACTATTTCTTCTGGACAAACAACACAGGTCCTAATTGTATCCACACCGAATGGTTTGAATCTTTATCATAAAATGTGGAAGGATGCAATTGAGAAAAAAAGTCGATTTATTCCTATTGAAGTGGCTTGGGACATGGTTCCGGGTCGTAATCAAAAATGGAAAGCTGACACTATTGCTAATATGGGTGAGGAACAATTCCGCCAAGAATTCGAAACTGAATTTATCGGTTCTTCTCACACATTAATTTCACCAAACAAACTTAGATTAATGTCCTGGATGGCTCCTGTTGAGGATGACAAACAAGGATTACATATATTTTATCCACCTGAAGAAGGTCATACCTATGCTATTATGGCAGATGTTTCTGAAGGTCAACAAAAAGATGCCTCGGCATTTTCTGTTATTGATGTAACCAATATTCCTTATCAACAAGTTGCCAGATATAAAAATGATTCTATATCAACCTTATTATATCCAACGGTTATATTTGGGGCAGGTAAAAAATACAACAATGCTTATATCCTTGTAGAAATTTCAAGTATTGGAATGGAAGTTGCCAATATACTTCATCATGAATTAGAATATGAAAATCTTGTTAAAATTCAAATGAAAGGAAGACAAGGTCAACAAATTTCCCAAGGATATCTTAAGAGAATTGCTTTTGGTTTAAAACAATCTACAGCTACCAAAAGAATAGGATGTTCCAATTTAAAGGCTTTAGTAGAAAGTGATAAATTGATAGTCAATGATGCTGACACAATTTTGGAATTAACCGCTTTCACTGCCCAAAAAGAATCATATAAGGCAGAACAAGGCAATCATGATGATTTGTGTATGACATTGGTGTTATTTGGATGGTTTATTGCTCAAAGACAGTTTAGGGATTCTTTAAAGAATGATATTCGCCAAGTGATGCAAAAAGAAGCATTGAATATTGATCAAGAAGATATGGTTCCTTTTGGTATAGTTGTTGATGGTACAGAAGATGATGCCGAATTGTTATTGGAAAAAGAAGAAAGGGCTGCCGGCTGGGAACTTGCCCGTAAACAGAATTATCCGTTCGATAGTTTCTATAATTGGGATTATCTTGGTAATGATATGGCTTTGAATCAACCACGACCAGGAATGCCAGTAGATTCAAATATATTAGAAAGGTAACTACCCTATTTTTATAAATATCTAAAGACAAACAAATCTTTATAAGGTATTTTGGAGAATAATTAATGCCAGCATTACAACAGCTTTCACCAGGTGTGGTTTTTCAGGAAGTTGATCTAACAACAACAGTTCCTAATATTTCTACCACCACCGGTGCTTTCGTTGGTCAATTTCAATGGGGTCCAGCTAGATGGAAGACATTAATAACGTCTGAACCACAATTAGTTAGAACATTTTTAAAGCCTGACTCTAATACTTATCTTTCTTTCTTTTCCGTTGCCAATTTCTTAGCATATGGTGGTCCATGTCAAGTTGTTAGAGCCGTAGCCAATGTTGCCAATAATTCAACTGCTAGCGGTAGTGGTTTATTAATTCCTAATGAAAACATTTATCAAAATACCTATTTCGGTGGTGGTGGTTTTTCTGCTGCTGGTCAATGGGCTGGTAGATATCCCGGTTCTATTAGCAATGGATTAATAATTTCTTTATGTCCATCCGCTAATGCCTTTTCTTCAAATTTGACCACAAGATATGTTGCTAATGCCAATACCACTATAAATTCTAACGTTATTACTTTTTCTGCAAACGTTTATGGTCAATTACAAATTAATGATTTGTTGACTGTTGGTAATCAAGCAACTGTATTGGTAACAAATGTTGCAACAAATGGTGTTTTGGCTCTTATTAATAATGCCAGCTTAATCACCTCTACCCTTGCTTTTGCTGCTGCATCAAGACAATGGCAATATGCAAGATTTTTCTCTGGTCCACCAACAACCTCTGGATATGCATCTAAAGTAGGTGGTGCAAATGATCAATGTCACGTTATCATTGTGGACACCCAAGGATCCTTTACTACAACCACCGTATCTCCAATTAATATTGGTGGTGCTAATACCATTCTAGAACAATATTCATTCCTATCTTTGGCATCTGATGCTGTTAATAATGATGGTTCGCAAGCTTATATTCCATCTGTTATTTTCTCTAAATCTAATTATGCATATTGGATGGGATGGCCTACTGCTGGTACCAATTGGGGTAACACCGCTGCGGCTACCACATTCACCAATGTGGAATATCCAACATATTCTTACATGTCTGGTGGTCAAACTGGCTCTCCTCTAGATGGTGATCTAGAATCCGGTTGGGATTTATTCAACAATCCGGATGAAGTAAAAGTGTCATTGTTGATTACTGGAGCGTCCGATACCACTGTATGTAACTATGTTCTAACCAGCACAGTTCCAAACAGACAAGATTGTGTGGCCTTTATTTCACCTCAACAAAATGACGTTGTAAATCAACCAGGAAGTGAATCAACTAACGTATTGGCTACTAGAAATACCTATCCATCAACCACCTATGGTTTCATGGATTCTAACTGGAAGTACATGTATGACAAATACAATAACGTATATCGTTGGGTTCCATTAAATCCAGATATCGCTGGTTTGTGTGCTCAAACAGATATGAAGAAAGGTGCTTCTTGGTGGTCTCCTGCTGGTTATAACAGAGGTTTGATCAAAAATGTTACACGTCTTGCTTGGCATCCAAACAAGGCTTATAGAGACATTTTATATTCTGCTGGTGTAAATCCTGCATTAAACTTTGCTGGTCAAGGTCCATTGCTATTTGGTGATGTTACTATGACCACTCAACCTTCTGCATTTAGCAGAATCAACGTAAGAAGATTGTTCATATATTTGGAACAAACCATCTCTCTTGCAGCAAAATATTCCTTGTTCGAATTCAATGATGAATTTACCAGATCCGCTTTCTTAAATTTGGTAACTCCAACTTTGAGACAAGTACAAGGTGGTAGAGGTATTACAAACTTCCAAGTTGTGTGTGATACAACTAATAACACACCGGTTGTAATACAAGCTAACCAATTTATTGGAGACATTTACATTGTTCCAAACTACAGCATTAACTTCATTAACTTGAATTTCGTGGCTGTTGGTCCATCCGTAACCTTCAATACTGTTATTGGTCAATTCTAATAAGGGAAAAATAAAAACATGCCATCTTTTAACATAGAAACCTTCAGACAAGCTCTATCATATGATGGTGCTAGACCGAATCTATTCCAAGTTTTGGCAAACTTTCCAACCAATGTTGTTGGTGGTGTAACCGTTTTACAAAAAGCATCATTCTTAATCAAGGCTGCTTCATTACCTGGTAACACATTAGGTGTTGCAACTCAACCTTATTATGGAAGAGAAGTAAAATTTGCAGGTAATAGAACTTTTGATCCATGGACAATCACAGTTATAAATGATGCAGATTTTGCTATTAAGAATTCTTTCGAATCTTGGATGAATTTAATGAATTCAAATGCAGGAAATGTTAGAGATACTTCTATGTTAAATACAATTGCCTATTCGTGTGATTGGACAGTTAATCAATTGAACCTAGATCAAAGTATTGCTAAAACTTATATTTTCAGAGATGCTTTTCCAACAGACATTTCTCCTATTGATTTGGATTGGGGTAACAACGATATAATTGAAGAATTTTCAGTAACTATTCAATACCAATACTGGGAAGCTTCCGTTGCTTCTGCCCTTTCTCCAGTTACTACTTCATAATTTAAAACGCGAAAACATGTTGTCGAATCGATAACACTGTGCATTGATTTATCATGGATGAAAAATAAAAAATGGCTGTAAATACAACTCCTGATCAAGGTGGCACCGGATCTACTTGGAAATTATTTGGTTTCACTATAACACGCGGTGAACAACCAACCTCTAATGGTGGAATAGCCACCAATCAAACCCAAAATACACAACCATCTTTCGCTTTACCTCAAAGTGATGATGGTGCCATTGTCCTTCAAACTGGTGCCTATTTTGGTACCTATGTTGATCTTGAAGGTGTTGTAAGAAATGAAGTTGAATTAATCACCAGATATCGTGAAATGGCCATGCAACCTGAAATGGAAACAGCCCTTGATGATATTACGAATGAAGCCATCATCACAAATGATCAAGGCATCTCAGTTGAAATTGTAACAGACAATCTTAAAACAACCAAAGAAGTTAAAGATAGAATTCGTGAAGAGTTTCGAAACATTCAAAGAATGTTGGATTTTGGTAATATGGGTCATGACATTTTTCGTAGATGGTATGTCGATGGCAGAATTTTTTATCATATGATTATCGATAATGAAGCACCTGCTGATGGAGTGAAAGAAATTCGTTATATTGATCCTAGAAGAATAAGAAAAATTAGAGAAATTCAAAAAACAAAAGATTCACGTACTGGCGCCGAAATCATCACCAACATCCAAGAATATTATCTTTATAATGAAAGAGGTGTTATTGGAGCACATTCCAATTTAGGAACAAGAATATCCCCCGATTCCGTTGTTAACGTAAATTCTGGATTGATGGATAGCCGTAGAGCAATGGTATTATCCTATCTACATAAAGCAATTAAACCATTAAATCAATTACGAATGGTAGAAGATGCAACAGTTATTTACAGAATGTCAAGAGCACCAGAAAGAAGAGTGTTTTACATTGATGTTGGTAATTTACCGAAGACCAAGGCTGAACAATATATTCATGATATAATGGTTAAATATAGAAACAAATTAACTTATGATTCTTCCACTGGTGAAATTAGAGATGATAGAAAACATCTTTCTATGTTGGAAGATTTTTGGTTACCTAGAAGAGAAGGTGGTCGTGGTACTGAAATTCAAACACTACCTGGTGGTGTTAATTTGGGTGAATTGGAAGATGTTAAATATTTCCAAAGGAAATTATATCAATCTTTAAGTGTGCCTATATCTAGATTGGATCAACAACAACAAGGTATTTCATTTGGTCGTTTGGCCGAAGTAACCAGAGATGAACTTAAGTTTTCTAAATTCGTCCAAAGACTTCGTAATCGTTTCTCCATTCTTTTCGATGATATTCTAAGGGTTCAACTTTCCTTGAAGGGTATTTGTACCACCGAGGAATGGATGCGCCTAAGAGAAGATATTTGGTATGATTATCTTAAGGACAACAACTTTAACGAATTAAAGGAAGCCGAACTTCTATCCAACCGTTTAAGCTTGCTAGCAACTGTTGATCCATATCTTGGTAGATTCTTCTCATTAAGATGGGTTAAGAGAAATGTTCTACAACAAACCGATGAACAAATTGAGGAAATGGATGCAGAAATGGAGGACGAAAAGAATCGTCTCGGGGCATTAGCTGGTCCTATGGGTGGTGCTGGTATGGTGGATCCATTAACCGGAGAACCATTAGAAACTAGTGATGCTGAAGGTGGTCCTGAAAATGATGGTGCTGATCCTGCCATGTCCTTAGATGATAAAATGGGTCAACTTGCCGGTCCTAAGGCTTCTGGTGCCACAGATAAGAAGGCAAAAAATCTTAAAATGGAAGGTACCTTTCCCCTAAATACTATAAAGAGAATTGCAAGGGAATCGAGCAATAGCGAAAAGGTTGTAATCTAATATGCCAAAACTAATTAACGAACAATCAAAACAAATCGTAGAAGATATTCTTTCAGATAATGGTAGTTCTTTAAAAGAACATATCAACAAGGCTCTTTCCGAAAGAGCCTTGGAAGTATTAGAAACCAGAAAAGTTAAGGTTGCTAAACAATTTTTTGGTAAATTAAATGAAGAAATTAAAAAAACCAAAAAATAATGTCAATAACCATACATCAATTTGAAAGAAAAATTAAAACCATAGAAGAAGCAAAAAAAAGACGTTTGCCAGAAGATAAGTTGTTACATTCAAATCCTTCTTCTATGCCTCCTCCTGCACAATTGACCATACAAAGAAAAGCAATAAGAGTATTTCCGGGAAACAAGGCTGTTGCCCTTTATTACTCTCCAAAATTAAAAAAATATATTAGCATTCCATATGATTCACAAGAAGGTGATAATCTTCCTATTACAGAAGAAACACTATTAGAAGCTGCTAAAAAGAAAACAAAAATTGCTAAACCAGGTGTGATGGAAATATTTAAAACAGCCGCAGAAGGAAAACAACATACAAGATTTGTTCATAGGAGTGGACAAATTTCAAAGGTAGATCCTCATACCATAAAAGCAATAATGGGTGTACATAAAAAATTAAATAAGGACAACCAAGTTAAATTGGCAGATATGTGTCATAAGGATAAATTGAATTTTGGTAAAGTTGCTGCTTTTTGTTTAGGGGCTTATGAGGATGATAGTGCCGAACATATGGTACCATCTGCCGGAAAACAAAATGTTACTAACAAACCGAGAAAACCAACTCCAGGACCAAATCGTCCTGTTGGTCACAGAGATTTGAAAGCTAAAAATCCTTTGGTCAAAGAAGATACAGTTGCAACAGGAAATAAACAAATAACTGGATTTTGGGGTGATGAAGTTAAAAGAAAAATAAAGGAAGATAAACCATGGCGTTCCAAATAAATAAACTTCTTGACACTCAAAAAAGATTCGTTGTATTGGTTGTTGGTACTAATAACGTTGCTGCAACCACTTTAATTGATGCT